CACACAACCGGTCCGCTGCGGGGTAGAAACTGAGATCGGATAGGGGTGTGACAACGAGACCCTTCTTTTGTTGCCACTGCTCGGCCAAATACGGATCAAAATGACGGTAGTAGCTCGTAAACCTCTTCAAGGCCTCTGAGTACACGTCCCAATACTTATCCCCGAATGCTGTCTGCGCACAACGTTTGTACCAAGACTTTATCTCACGAGTCACTGGTGAGATATCCATGTCTGGATCCGTTGTCAAAACGAGCATGTGCTTTTGGAGAGGATAGTGATCACCGTAAATAGCGTTCACATCAGGGAAAATGAAGTATGACTTAAGCACTTTGTTCGGGCACCAATAGAATCGTTGGCTACCTTGAAGCACCTGGGGAACAAAGAAACCGCCCAGGAAAGTGCACGCTGACACATCATGCCAAACGTTGCCCTTTTGATCTTCTTCAAATTCCGGGATGAACCCGAGCTGTCGCCACACCTGCTGCACGGCAGACTTGTAGCGACGCGGATCAAATTCACCGTCGACCCAGCATTCCTTCACAATACTGAATCCGGCGCTCTGTTGACCAAACCAAGCCTTCAACGAAGTCAAGCCTTCTCCTGTGTTCGTCGTTGGTTCCTCCTTATCAATGAACATGCGCTCCTTCACGCGAGAATCATTGTGTTTAAGTTCAAATCTTCCTGTCAAATTTTTGAACTGGAGGGTCATGATGTCATCTGTCGAGTGATCAGACAACTCGTTCACGAACCACATGAAAGCCCTTTGGAACAACTCCGCACATGTCAAATCACAGCTCACCATGTCGATGGCACACGCGCGCCATTGCCCTTGTTTGCAAACGTAGAGCGCGTAATGGTCGTCACCGTGCATGATGATGTGCAGCCCCCAAATCCGGCAATGATTCGTGATCCACTCACCAAGGGAATCAGAACGGGGGTTTGGCACGTACGTTGTTGAAAACGTGAACACTCCTGGAATCGGTTCTTTTGTCGGCATGAAAGTAGGGTCGGAGCCACTAACGGCCCACATCCGGGTGCCTCCTACATAGTACTTCAGAGGAACAGCCACGGCCATACCGGGGACATCTGCGTCCGCCTTGGGAGTGATAGGTCTTGTTTTGGTTGCCACTCCTCCGTCCGCAGCAAGAGTGGGCTGATTGGGGATGATCTCATCCTTCTTGGGGGTCACCTTAACGGGCTTGGCAAGTTGCTGTCCTGTCTTCCACTTACGAATCTGATCAACGGTTTCCTCTTTGTGAGCTTCCGTCCACGGTCTCTGATAAATGTAAGTGATAAGCTGGTCTGGCGTCAATGCTCTGAAAATCCCTTTTTCTTCCTTCAGCGGCTGCACAAACAATTCATCCATGATGAGTTGCGCGTCTGCCCAGGCGGCAGGCTGTGCCTTGTAAGGAAGAGGCTTATTCAGTCTGGCCACCTCGATCACCACCATATCCAAAAAAGTACCTGTCGGTTTGACCAACAACTTCTTTGTGTCTGATTCGATCGTAATAACCTTCAATGAATCCGCCGGAATCGCCGTCTCGTGGAGAAACTGGTCATCGTCCTTGATGTAATGCTTTGTGCCATCAGGCCCCAAAGTGTAAATCTTTGACTGTTCAACCATGTTCGCTGGCTGCGTGTGAGGGACGCGGGGTGCCACGTCTCCCAACTCCACGTCAAGAGTCTGCTTCCATTCTTCCATGCGCAATTCCTCCATGACTCTGGCGAACCAGGGCTTTGTCAAGGAATAGTTGTGCAACGCATGCAGGAGGACAGCAACGGGGTACGGCATTGCCAGGAGCAGCCCGTGGGCCAGGCCTCTAGCGAACGCCCCGAGGAAATGCTCAATGATCTCAGAGGTGCCCACTTCTTCAGAAAGAACAAAGTCCAAACTGACGAAGAGTTGTTCCACCACGACCATCAGCACAGGAACCCACCAGGGGCCCGCGCGTTTGATGGCCTCCTCGCCCAAGGCGACGGCGAAACACCACATGAAACTCAAGCTTTCTTCGAAAACTCTAACGGCTTTTGGGTAGGAGCTGGCCCATGTCATGGTCTTAAGGATCTGGTTCCTAAGCCATCCCAGGGTTCCGTTCAACTTTGCCAAGAAGCGCCTGATCTCTTTGGGGACATCAATGAAGCGCTTGGACAGGTTGAACGCATGTTCCAGCAAATTGAGCTTGCCTTTGGTCAGCAATTTGAGCTTGTCGCAAATCGTTTGCCACAATCCCTTCACCTTGGTGCCGACCCATCGACCGACATCCATGATTATACGGATCACTTCAACGAAAAACTCAGCTCGAGTCTGTCTTTTGGTGAGGCGGACATACGCCTCGGCGACCGCTTGGGGCAATCCTGTCCTCGCAACCACGTCAGCCGCTGAATGGTTCAAAGCGACTTGAACGTAAGTGCCGTCGACGGGGAACGCACCCAATCGCACTCGGGAGAGCGCGACTGCATCGTTGACTGTCCTATCCAGCGCAACGAGGAGGAGATCATGGTACTCGGTCAACCTCTCATAGTTGGCCTTTCCCAGTTGCTGCACAAGCTGGCGCTGCCCAAACTCCACCAACGTTTGGATGGCGTTCGGGTCGGTCAGGTCCATTCCACGGGCCTTCATGCGCAGCGGGGAGAACAAAGTGGGAATCACGCCCCCTTTGACGTAACACGGACTCTTCCGGTCATATGTCACGCTTTGAACTGGTGCATCCACTTCGCGGAAAAACAAACGAAGAAGGTTCATGGTGCAACAGCTCCATTCAAAATGGATCTGCAGCTCATAGTGCTTACCATTTTGAGTGATCCCCATGACGGAATGGGTGAAATATGGCTCTGATTTCACCTCATGAACGTACTGAGAATCGCCGGGGGAAGTGCTGGCAAAATACGTGAGAATTCCATTCTGATCGACGGACCCATGTCCTTCGATGAGGTCAATGGCACCGGTTTCCAACACAGGGACCGTCTGAACTTCCCATTTGTGCGTTTCCCGGTAAACAATTTTCTCCGCGGGTCTTTCAGGGGCGGTTCCCTTACTACCCAGCTGCTTCCAACGGTTGAGAGCAACCCAATATTGCTTCCCGAGGTCGTTGTTCTCCCACACTTTCTTGGGTTGCCCATCCTTGCGGAGCACAGGTTCTCGAACGGTCGTTTTCACCTTGAACTGAATATTCCCACCCGCCCGCGAGGGAAAGTGGTACCGATCCAGAAACAAAGATCCCGGTTCCGAACTAAAATTCCTGCACGCCGCGTAAAGGATAAGGCCCTCCTTAATGCGCGGATGGTCAGCGAACATCCCCATCAACTCCCCTGGTGAGTAGTAATAGAGCATGTCGCCGCCAAAGAACACACGTCCTTGACTCAACTCGGTCTCGTAGAGCGAACGATTTCTGGCCTCGTCCGTTCCTCGGAACTCCTTACGGTACCCTTCGACTTTGAGTCGAGGCAGCAAGTCCCGAAAGGCGGCCACTTCCGTGTTTGAAGGAAACAAACAAATCAAGTCGATGGGGTCATACTCCTCTATCTTCTTGAGATCTTGAACGATCCGGGTAGCGCCGGCACTCCTCATCAAAAAGCGGACGAACTCCGCAAGTCGGTGGGGGTTGTATGCCTTACTGGTATCGAGTGAGGTGGTAACATCCGCTCCTAAGTGTTGTGCAAAAGAGGCCAACAAGGTATCGCCTTTCCAAATCGGCTTAGGAACGGTTTTGACGTAGAAACCACGGCGGGTATCATCGTCGGTGGCACTCACAGGTGCCTCGTCTGCGCCCATTGGCGCGGTTGTGGGCCACGGCCCGATAGGAGCGGTGGAAACGTCGTTGTTCGAATTTTCCA